CCGCACACAAAACTGCGGCAACCACAGCAGGAACAAAAAGATTTTTTACAATTGACGCTGACTGTCGGGTAGACAAAGAGATATGGAAAAAGAGCATTGAAATTGTTCCTGAAATCAAAGAAGCAACTTTAAGTTGGAGCAGCCGTAACATTGTCAATGGCTTAGTCTATGGCAATGGCGGTGTTAAATTATGGTATTCTGAACATGTTTTAAATATGAAAAGTCACGAAGCCGCCGACGAAGGCGACGACACACACAATGTAGATTTTTGTTGGAATCCTGAACAATATAAACAAATGAATAACACATATGGTATTGTTATGAATAATGCCAGTGCTAAACAAGCATTCAGAGCTGGATTTCGAGAAGGTGTTAAAATGGGTCTCGATCAAGGTAAGAAAGTTCCTATCATTGATTTTAAACATAAAATGTATCCTGCAAACTTTGCACGGTGGTTAATATGGATGACAGTGGGTCGCGATGTTGAAAACGGAGACTGGGTTATTTACGGAGCACGTTTAGCGGCATACTTGTTATACGTTGAAAACTTTGACCATACTGTAATTTCTGACTACGAATGGTTTGATTCATTTTGGAAAGAACAGTACGAACATACCAAGCGGGGAGAATTCCTAAATGATCACAGTCATAATTTAATGACTGAATTAGTAGCTAACTTGTCATTACCCTTAGTCGAGTTAGATGCTAATCAAAGCATATGGTTTAAACATGTACATATCAGTCCGGGTAAAGGAGTAGGATGGCCTGCGCTATTAAATCAAAGTGCTTTGCCAATGTATGGGTTCACTCTTCCGAAATATTAAAATGATACCTGTTTACTTTTTATACACAGACGAAGCTAATCTCAATGAGAATTGGCAGAGATTGCAAACAAAAACTAAAGATGCAGTTGCAGTGGCTGCTGTGGGTAATATATTTGAAAGTCACAAACACATAGCCAGCCTTTGTGAAGGTGACAGATTCTATGTAGTTGATGCAGATTCGTGGGTAGTAGATAGTTTTAACTTTGACAAACAAATAGAACTAAAGCCAAAGAGTGTAGCAGTATTTCGCAGTAAGAATCCTATTAACGGATTGATCTACGGTCATGGAGGCATCAAACTATTCAGTAAAGATTGCTTTAGTACAGAACGTTTAGATCGTCCTGATATGACAACTACACTTGCTGATAGTTATATTAAACTAAACATACTAGCAACAGAACATAGATTTAATTATACTCCTTATGCGACATGGCGTACAGCTTTTCGAGAAGCAGTTAAACTCAGTGCAGGCATTAATAAGAACAATAACGATCAGGAAAGCCAAGAAAGATTAACAATGTGGACAGAAGCCGGATTGGAAACACAGTATGGATATTTTGCGATACAAGGTGCAAGACAAGGCATCGCTTATGCAAAGTCAAAAAATGCAGACTTTACGCTGGTAAATGACTTTGCTTGGTTAGAAGATAAATTTAAAGAATGGTGTGGCATAAATGAGTAAGCAAATAATTTATGGTTTAGAAAAGTATTTTAATTTTACTGGTACTAAACTCAAAGAAAGTTTCGTTAGACATCTAATAGATCTTCAACACAACGAAACGGGAAATCTCCCATGGGTACTGAAAGAAGTACTTAAATTTGATTTTGAAAATTTACCGGAAGAATATAGATCAGATAGATTAAACACATATACCAGCATCAGTGTTAACAAAAATTTAAACATTGAACTCACAGTTCATTTATTGTCTAAGGCATTCCCCGACGATGAGTTCTGTGCAAAACTATTAAATTTACACATTGCCGGAGAAGAAGCATTGCTAGCTTCAATCTTTAGCAGGACTCAGGTATTGAGTAAGATTTGGATAGGCGAAACAATATCTAAATTCTATAATAAGTTTGACAACGCCTTGTTAATCGGTGGTTGGACAACGCATCATACTTTGTTCTTTAAAAACATTAAAATCAATAATCTATTTTCAATAGACATAGACAGTAGTATAAACAAAACAGCATACGTTTTCAATCCTGATGTTATAATCGATAACAAAGATATTTTGAATTCATTTGATAGAAATAATAATATCTTAATTAAAGAAAAAATACAAGACTTTGATTTAATCATTAATACCAGCGCAGAGCACATGCCCTTAGAATGGTACGATAAAATTAAACCAGGAACAATATTATTAGTACAGAGTAACAATATGAACGATCCTGATCATATTAACAAATCTGCTCATCTTGGCGAGTTTTTAAGAAAGTATCCAGTGTCTAAAACATTCTATCGAGGCGAACTTAACTTTGATAGCTATAGTAGATTTATGGTATTCGGTCTAAAATAATGTATAAGGCAGAAGAAATCACTACAGTACATCTTGAAGTTACAGAACGTTGTAATGCAAGTTGCCCACAATGTGCTAGGAACATCAATGGCGGAGAAGTAAATCCACAATTACATAATGCTGAACTAAGTTTAGATGATGTTAAACAAATCCTAAAGCCTGCGTTCATTAAGCAATTAAAACGTTTGTATATGTGCGGTAACTATGGTGATCCTATCAGTGCCACTGATACATTAGAAATATTTGAATACATTCGCAGTCACAATGACAAAATGCAATTGAGCTTTCACACAAATGCCAGTGCTAAAACTCCTGAATGGTGGAGCAAATTGCCAGTAGCCATGGGCAAAAATCACTATGTAGTGTTTAGCTTAGATGGTTTAGAAGATACTAATCACTTATACAGGCAGGGAACTGTTTGGAAAAAGATAATGGAAAATGCTCAAGCGTTTATTGCCGCCGGAGGCAGAGCTCGTTGGGACTACATAGTATTCGGACACAATGAACATCAAGTAGAACTAGCCAGGGCGTTAGCTGAAAGCATGGGTTTTGAAAAGTTTAATGTTAAAAAGTCTAATAGATTCTTTAGCAATACCAGAGGTGCAGTCAAAGCGGATCATCAAGCAGGCAATCGCAAAGGCAGCGAAACAACATTGTTGAGTATGCCCAAGAACCCCGAGTATCAAAACGCCGCGCTAAAACAATTAGAAAGTCTAAGCAAAGACAAAGGCGAAGTTAAAATTGATTTTGTGTCTACTGTGGCAGAATTAGAAGGCAAGATTGGCAGTCAAAAGTTTAACTTAGATCCCACTAAGAAAAAAGACATGGAAAAGTATTGGGACACAGTGGAAGTTAAATGTAAAGTCGCCGAAGAAAAAAGCATTTACATCACAGCAGAAGGATACTTACAGCCATGTTGTTGGACAGCAGGACAAATGTATGTTTGGTATTGGAAGCAACGTGGCGGGCAAATCTGGGATGCTATCGATGCCGCTGGCCTAGATAGTTTAGACTTGCGTGTCAATGATTTAAATGACGTAATCAATGGTAAGTTCATGCAAGAAGTGATTCCCGAATCGTGGACAAAGCCCAGTTGTGCCGAAGGTAAATTGGCAGTATGCGCTAAAACTTGCGGTGCTAAATACGATGCATTTGCGGAACAGTTTAAATGAAAATTGGAATATATGGCGATAGTTTTGGGTGTTTGAATTTGAATTTAAATGACCCAAATCAAATATCATGGCCTAAATTGTTAGTTGAGGCCGGATATGAAGTTGTAAATCATAGTTTAGTAGGAGCATCATTTTCACATACTTTTAGAACGTTCAGTGAATTTCACAGTTTATATGACGTTAATATTGTTTTAATAACTATACCAGGACGATTAGAATTAAAAGAAGTTCCAAATAAGAATTTCTTTACTTGTAAAGAAGATGTAATATTTTATAGAAAACGGCAATTATCAAAATTTGAAGAGAGTGTGCGTTTGAAGACTTCTAGAATATTAGACTATATTGAAACTCATTTTGACTATGCGTTAGGCTTAGAGAATGACTCTTTTGCTAGAAAAGTATTCACTGCACATGCTAGACAACTCCCGGGGCAAAATATCTTCATAGGGTGTTTTGATGATATAATTCCTGAAAGTTTACCTTTATACGACATTTATAATTTTGAAAATATTGCATTAGGTTATGATAATGCATTTCCCAATAGAGGTCCAAGTTTATCTAAAGTTATCAACGGTAAATATTTAATTGATTTGCGTGTTTGTCATCTTACCGAAGAAAATCATAGTATGGTTGCAGAAAAGATATTATCTGCAATAGACTGCAAATCACAGACTATTGATTTAAAAATCAGCGAATTTAAAAAACCCAGCAAAGATATCATGCACTATTTTAGATTGTTAAACATATAATGATTAGATGTTCAGAACTTGAAAATTCATATGATGTTAACTTAATTACTAGTAGAGTTACACATTGTTGCAAGTATACTGGACGTCCGTTATCGCAAGAAGAAGTTAAACAACACAGTTGGCGAATACTTGATTTAAACAAAGAAACAGTTAAATCAAGACAAGACTTGGCCAACAATATACAAACAGAAAACTGTCAAGACTGTTGGGATGTTGAATCTCAGGGTATTAAAAGCTGGCGTCAAATCCACAATGATTTAGAATTAGACTCTGACAAAGTTAAGTTTAATGTACAACTAAGCTCGCTGTGCAATCAGAGTTGCTTGTATTGTCATAACTCATTGAGCAGTAGTATCGCACGTTTTGAATATTGGGTCAACGCCGAAACTGGACAACGTGAGCTAAACACATTACACAAGCAACCACAGTTATTGACCATTGAACATGTTATTGATTTTGTTGCTAATTTACCTGTAACTAAGAAATCAATCGTACTGGGGTTTACTGGAGGAGAACCTTTTATCGTTGATAAGTTTAACGAAAACATAGAAACTCTAGTTCGCACTTACTTTGAAAAAGATCCTAGTAGACACATGACATTAGTGTTTAGTTCAAATGGAAATGTCGATGTTGAAAACTTATCAAACTTTTATACTAGATTAAAAAGTTTAAAATCACAGTACAACCTTAAACTTAGTATTGGATTAAGTATAGAAAATCTATTTGAACGTGCAGAATACATTAGACAAGGATTGTCATGGGCAAACTTTATGTCTAACTTTGATATACATTACAAAAATGCAGATGAAGTAAAATTTAAACTAACTGTAAATGCATTCAGTATTGTAAATATCGCAGACTTTGTCAAATACTTTAAAGAATACAATGTATCATTTACCTATGGCTACACGCAACAAACATTTTTTAGATCAAATATACTAGACTTATCGTTTTTAAAAGAAGTACAACGCTTAGAAGAATACCTGAAGTCTTCTAATACAGAACATAGATTTCCAAATTATCAAGTTCTATATGATACAATCACAGATGATCAAGCAAATGCAAAAATATTTAAATCAGCTATTACAGATTTAGATCTGATTCGTGGAACAAATTGGAGACTGGTATTTCCTGAATATCAACAATGGTTTGAAAATATAGCTAAGTAATTTGTTATGAAACCAATTAAAATATTCAATGATTCAAATAGATTGACCATAGATTGGACATTAAACACTCTTTGTACATATCATTGTAGTTATTGCCCTCCTATGTTACATAGGGGCACAAACGTATTTAAAGACAAAGATAAAGACAAAGAAATTGTAATAAACTTTCTAAACAAACTAAAAGCACAAGCTGGCAACAGAGGTGTGCATATCTTTATCAACGGCGGCGAACCTACAATTAGTCCAGTATTTGAAACACTAATAGACTTTATCAACGATGCAGGTTGGTATGCTTATGTCAATACCAATGGCAGTCGTAGCTTAGATTGGTGGCAACAATATGCACATAAGATATTTAAAGTAACTGTAAGCTATCATCCTGAAACAGTATTAGATGAAGAAATATTTGACAAAGTAGCTTACATCGGCACACAAACAAATGTAGGCGTATTTACACTAATGTATCCACCACTATGGGATAAATCCTTGAATGCTTACCATAAGTTTGCTGACATGGACAATGTTACATTGGGCGCAAGTAGAGTATTTAAAAGAGATAGTTTACAGGCAGATTCTAGCTATGATTACAATCAAGAACAACTTGATTGGTTAGAGCAATACAGTAATGTTACTTTCAAAAGCGGTGTTAAAAGTTTTGCCCAAGGCAAACAATATGGAAACACATTTGCTGTCTATGACGACAATACAGTTGCACCCGTCGATGAAGTAGACTTTGTTAATAATAGAAAGAACAATTTCATTGGTTGGAAGTGCAGAATGGGCGCTGATCATTTGTTTATTAACACAGATTGGTTGATCCGTGAAGCCGCTTGCAATAATGCAGGTTTTCTAGGAAATGTAGAAGATTTTGTAGGATTAAATACTACATCGACAACCTGCAAAGATCAGTGGTGTATGTGTACCGCTGATGTATTGATTACAAAAGAAGCTCCATGAACTACTTAGATACACCTACAAAACTACAATTCGAATTAAGCAGTATGTGCAATGCACTATGCTTGGGCTGTGTTCGTACTGATTCAAATACATACAATGAAAAGAAATTTGTTATTCCAGAAAAGCAATACATAGAATTTGATACATTTAAAAAGATATTGTTGGCTCCAGAATTTAAATCAGTGAATGAATTAGAGTTTTGTGGTACCATCGATGATCCACTAATGCATCCTGAATTCCTGGAATTTTTAGACTTTGCCAGTACAGTGGGCAAATATAATGTTCTAATACACACAAACTCTAGTTTACGTAATGCCAAATACTGGACTAAATTAGCAAAAATTCTATTAAAACATGATAGACATGTAGTTAAATTTAGCATAGACGGCATGGAAGATACTAATCACATATATAGACAAAATACAACATGGTCAAAGATCATGGAAAATGCACAGGCATTTATTGATGCAGGCGGTAATGCCGGCTGGCAATACTTGATATTCCCATGGAACGAGCATCAAATCATGGCAGCCAAAACTCTAAGTGTTAAGATGGGTTTTAAAGAGTTTATGAGCAGACACGATAGAAGTGAAGCAACTGGACTGGGATTAGAATTAATTCAAAAGATTAAAGTAAGCAATATACATAGAAGAAATAATGTTAGTACCGTAGACGATATTAACAATAAATTAGCCAGCTCTGTACATAATGAAATACAATGTAACAATCAAACAAAGAAAATGTATTTTATTGGATTTAACAGCAGATTGTGGCCTTGCTGTTTCTTGCACAATGGACTAATGTCATTGGATGCTGGTAAAATAGATATATTAAACAAACGTTTGTTTGATGCCTACGGCAGCGATGATTGGAATGATATTAGTAAGCACAGCATCAGTGAAATCCTAGAACATGAATTCTTTAAAAATGATTTAGTTTCAAGCTGGGACAGTCATGAACATGATGTAACTAAGACCAGCAGAATACATCGTTGCACAGAAGTTTGCAACGTTAAAAAACTAGAGGTATTGCCAATTGGCAATTATACATTGATATGATAGATTTTACAGACTTGCATGTAGGATTAACAAATAGATGTAGATTGCTTTGTCCTGAATGTACTAGAACACAGTTAGACAACAGGTACATTCAAAATATGTTTGATTTGGACATAGATTACTTTAAGAATTTCCTATTAGATTGTAATCCAAATAGAATATTGTTCTGCGGTAATTGGGGCGATCCGATATATTCCAAAGACTTTGTAGGATTAGTACGTGCTATTAAAACACAGAATCCCCGCTGTGAATTAGAAATACAAACAAATGGCAGTGGCAAATCAGTTAAATTCTGGACTAATTTAGCCACAGAACTATTAGACAACGATGTATTAATATTCAGCATCGATGGCAGTCCAGAAAACTATAACAAATATAGAGTTAATTCGGAATGGGCCGATGTGGAACTAGCTGTCAAAACTGTTATTGAAACAAAGAAGCAGTTGGGTAAAAAGACTAGCATAGAATGGAAGCATTTAGTATTCTCTTACAATGAAGAAACGATTGATGTTGCTCATGCTAAAAGTATTGAACTAGGATTTGACAAATTTTTTTTACAACAAAGTATGGTAGCCAACGAAAAGTGGTTGTCAATTACTAGACCATTTAGAGAAATAGAACGAGATTTTTATGACAGAAAAAATAAACGCTTACTGTAAAAAACATCCAAGTGCCTTTATCGAATTTACAGGTATGGTTACTCCCTGCTGTTGGATGGTTACGGATAAAGGTCGCCATGATGCATTAAAAGATTTCATGGGTGAAGATTATAAACGCATATTCATCACTAACAGCAAAGAAGATATTAAACTAGCCTACGACAAATTAGAAGCAAGTTGGGCAACAGATCAACCATTTTCGACCTGTGTTGCAGTTTGTGGAGAAAACAATCCAGAAAATCCATTAGCCAGATTACAGTTTAGAACTTAATATCTATATTATTAGATTAAATAGTATTATGAAAGAACTCCCAAGTAAAAC